ATCATCTAGCAATACGCCGTAGCGCCTTAGTGGTTCAGCCTCGCCACGCAAGCCAGCACCTAAAGCCAACACAGCATCTTCTGGGCTGGTGTTATTAAATGAAGCCAAGTCGCTTGCCAACTGGGTGAACTTGACCGACATTGTTGTCAAATCAGTGCCTGTTAATCCTGCTGCCTTGCCTAAAACACCAAACGTGCCAGCCGCTTTTAATGCTTCTGTTTTTGATTGCCCAAGTTTTGTCGATGCTGTATTGCTAAAATCCACAATAGATTGGCTGGCATCTCCAAAGATTTGCTGGGCTTTGCTGGTTTCCTCATTAAGATCGCTTGCCATTTTTGAGGCTTTAAAGGCTGCAGCGCCTAATGCTGTCAGCGCGGCAGTGGCTGGCACCATGCTTTTCTTCATGGCAAAAGCCACTTTGTCGCTCGTCTTTTCCAGTTGAGCAAATTGCCGCTGGGCCTGCTTTATTCCCTTGCTGTCAAATTCCGAGACAATGTTAAGAATTACACTCATTTGATTCTCATTGCACTATTAGTTTGCTTCATTACTTTATTGACTAATTCTTTTACTTGAGTTTGCACGTTAGAACTAGCAGAAGCATAAGCCCTGTATATAACACGCGATGGGTTGCCAAACCTGTTAGTCAAGTTTTGTCCTAAAACGCCTTCACGGCCCATGTCAAATATGGTGGCTTGTGGGCTTTTCCATTTAATACCAAAAACACCAAGGTTTTGCTTATTCCCACTATCTAAGACTTTGACTTTTTTTGCATTAGTAAAAGCGCTAATGTTTTTTTTGACGCGGTTGTCTGACCAAGACATAATGTCTGCACCTGACTTGCCTGTCCATGACCTAGCCATACCGGACAAGGGTGCGCCAGAAGGCAGCATTGTTTTAGCGTCTGTAATGACTGGCTGCACAATCTGTTTAAAGTCACGAGTGATTTGGCGGCGTAGTTTTTTGTCAATGGTGTTAATTTCCTTCAAGGCCTCTTTAAGTCCTGAGAACTCCATGCTTACATCTACGGCCATTACTTTCGACTTTCGTTAATCATTTTGATGACTGTCGAGAGGTCGTCACTGGTGAATTCTATCTCACGTGGCCAAAACCCTGTGGCAATTAGCACCTGCGCTAGGGAATTTCGGTAGGTGCCTCGGAGAAAGGGCGGTCAGTGTCCTCGCTTGCTATTTCAAGGCTGACAAGTTTCTTAATAAAGTCATCAAAAACAACCGGTACTACTATGCCGTGAGTTTGACAAGCAGACCAGCAAAGAAAGGCCAAGTCCTCAATGCCGATGCCGTTAGCCATTTCCGAGGCTTTAGTTTTGAATTTGCGTTCCCATTGGGTAACACACCAGAGGTTGGTTGATACTGTAAATGGGCCATCGCCCATGTCAGCACATAGTTCTAGTTTCATGTCGGGTTTCCTTTGTTTATTTTTTTATGAAGTTGCGACGCTATAAACGCCGCCCTTAAATGTCAAACTTAAACTTGACAATTCACCGAGCGTTGCGTCAATAACTGGCAAAACCTCAAGGTATGTACCTGTCAAGGTAAATGCCGGGTTAGTTGCACTGGTAGCAGAAGATGTTGGCTTCATCACAATAGTGGTGGCTGTTCCCACCAGTGCTGCCAAAGTAGCGTAAGTCTCAGTAGCGGCATACGACATAAACAATTCGACGCTTAGTTCGTGGTCACCAAGGCCTGCTGTGAATACGCGAGAGGAACCACCAAAAGCAGTACTTTCGAGCGCGTCAAATTTTACGGACAGCGTTGCTGATGTAGTTTGATCTGACAAATCAACTGCATTGACAGTGAGTGTTGGGTTGGAAAGGTAAGTGCTGGTAGCCATGTAATTTACTCCTCTGGAGATGTTTCTACTGTTTTAGCAGATTTGGTGGGTGATTTGTCGGATTTGATAAAGCCATACTCAGTAAGGGCTTCAGTGTTTATATCTTCGGTTGGTTCGAACTTGTCGCCCGGTGTTCCGATTCTTGGGGAAATGATTGTGAACATGGTCTGCCTTACGCTGTCTGTGCTTGTATGGATACTACTAGGTCATAGCAAGGGTATTCGGCACCACCAATAAGGTATGCAGTTGGTTGGCCGTTCATAACTATGACGTTACTTGAAATTACCTTGGCTGTTATGTCTAAGAGTTGGCGTAGCACTGGCAGGTTGGCTGGGCCTGAGCCTAAAACCTTTACAGGAAAGGTCACGTTTAAAATGTTGCCGTTGCCAGCAAAGGTAGTAAATGATGGGGCATCTACAAAGACACAATTGGGGACAATCTTGGTGGGGTCTGTTACAACCCTCAACCCAGAAACCAATGCAATCTTGGCTGCCACATCATCTATGGCTTCGTTTAAAAGGTCTGTGTACGCCACTACGCCACCTGTGGGCGTGAAATGCCCAGAAGTTGCTTTATCATTGGGGTCATCGCAGAAACGCTGGCAGTACCCATTCCGTCAAATGTGGCAAAAGTTTCTTGGACGCTTCCTCGAGCGCGCCACAGTGCGGCTGCATACATTAGAACGCCTAAGGTGCAGTCGCCGCCCGGTGAGGTTCCTAGCGCATCTCCGGTATAGCCAGCCTCTTGCCGCCTACGCCAGCAGAAAGCGTTAGCGGCAGAGGTGGCCTGAGTTAAAAGGGTGTAGTCATCTGACGGATTTGTGATGGTTCCAACAGCCAAATATGTTTCTAGTTGGGCTGCTGTAATCCATGTGCAGGTTTGCGTATAGACAATGGTGCCGCCAGTGCTGGCTGTTCTGTCCACATTTGTTGTGCCAGTAACAGCAAACAAAACTTGATTTGGAATACTGACGTTGCTATCAAATAGCAAGTCACCTTCAGAGTCAATGCCTATGAACTCATACAGTGGTAGTGCATACACAGTTTGTGTGCCGTTGAATGGCACAGCAACACCAGCAACAGTGATGGATTGCCCTACAGCAATTTCACTATTGGTAAGTGTTTGCAACACTGCATAGTTGCCTATGAGTGTTTTAAATGTGACTGTAAACGTAGCCATGGGCGGTAGCCGCCTTTCAGGCTAGGCGATGATGATTGACTGCAAACAAACTGGGATATTTGCAAAGGTTGCAATGTAGCCATAGAAGGTCACGTTGCGGCCAAGTAGTTCTGCATCTTCCACAGTCATAATTCCGCGTACATCTTCATAAAAAGAAAACGCTGAGGTTGGTGAACCCTTTGGTGTGTGTGCTACAACCATCGTTCCGGCAGCAAAGTTATTGCTGACAACTACTTCAAGCCCAAGTGGGTTCATTGAGTTGTAATCCAAACCAGTTGAGCCACCAAGGCCGTTTTGGCTGATGTTATTGTTTGCGCCAACGTAGCCAAACAATGGACGTTTTGACGCATCCAACTGACGGCCCAACTTTTCCCACACATTAGGTGAGCAGTAAATATGGGTTGGGAAGTAGTTTGTATCTTCAGCCATTTCACGTGCTGCGTCATAAAGTGCATCTACCAATGATGACGGGTCTGTTTGGTTAAAAGTCCATGTGCTACCTGAAGCGGTTGCTGCAGCCACAAGAGCGTCAGAACAAACGTCGTCTGTGCGAATCATGTACTCACCAGTAAGGTCGTTAATAATTGTTTGCAGTGCAGGAATTGCTGTAAAGTCAATGTCCTGTTGAGAGATAAAAACGCCACCGGCTTGTGTACTTTTTGTGACGGTATTTGCGCTAAGCGTCATTTTTTGTGACGTTACTGCTGCACCTTCAGTTTGTGTACTTACGCTTGTGTGTTGCGAAATCTTTGTGCGCGTAAATGTCTTAGATGGTGTTGAAGGCATCGCTGATACGCCAAGCGCTGTGACCGTAGGCCTCATAAATGACAAATCTTGAATGACAGGGCCGAGCAATCTTTGTTCGAGCAGTCCAGCCGTGTCCGTTGTCAAATCTTGTGCTAATGCAAATTCAAGTGCTGACGCGTTTTGCATAAGGTTTTCTTTAAACGCTTTATTGACGTTGTAAAACACTTCGCCGCCCACGTGCATTGCTGCCATGTATTCGGCGCTAGTTGGCATCTTAAATGCACGCTTAGGGGTAGCGAACAATGGTGCTGATGCTTCAATAACTTCTGGGGCTGGGGTTTCTGACACTTCGGTCTCCTGTGGCTCTATGGGTTCTGGCTCGTCGGGTGCCGTTTCTGTATTATTGCTTATTTCATCACCAGATGTGGGGATACTTGCTGCAACATCTGTGATGGTAGCACCACTGAAGGCTGGCTGTGGTACTAATGACAATTCAAGCCAGTCGGCGGCTTCGACAATCATTACGCCATCTTCGTTAAATGTGAACTTGGTTGGGTTTACGCCAACACTGACAGAATCTAAAACACCATCTGATGCCAGCACTAAGGCTTCGTCACCTAGCGCTGTGGTTGAAACTTTGGCTGTGAAATACATAGCCTCTGGGCTGTCGGCACGTTCAGTGACTAATCCAATCGCGGCAGTGCTGTCGTGGCTCATGTAAAGTTTTGGCTTTTTGCCATCTGTGAGCAAACTGCCCGGTTTAAAACTGACAACCTGACCACCATT